CGAGCGTTGCAGCAAACAAGGGCTCGACCAGGGCGAAGTCATTCGCGTGGCGCTGCGGGCGGCTGGGTTTCCGGCATGAATATTGACTCAATCGCGGCGGTTCAAATCACCGATTTTGAGTGGTTAATGACTGTCTCATTCACGGAGGATGGAGCATGAAGGTCAGGCTGACCGGCAGTTGTCGCGGGATGCCCTCGGGGATTCAGCGGACGCTGCGCAATGATATGGTCGAAGTTACCAGGATCGACGCCGAGCGTCTGATCAAGAACGGGATGGCCGAGGCTGTTGCTGGTCAAGAAGGCCCGCACGTGGAGACGGTTCGCCAGATGCACGCCCGGAAGAAGAAGAAAGGCGCGCCAAGCCGCAAAGGCGGAAAGTAGGTCAAGCCTGCCGGGCTGGACTTTGGACCCGCGAGCACGAACGTCACGTCCGGCAGACGTGACCTACGCGAAAACAGGAAAGGAGTCCTGGACGGAATATGCCCAATCGCATTTTGCGGGAGGGCATCCTTTATAGCGATGCGGTGAACAGCCTCGGCTTCAAGGCCGAGCTTTTTTACCGCCGGTTGATGTCCGTGGTGGATGACTTTGGCCGGTTTGACGCCAGAGCCGACGTTCTTAGAAGCCGGTGCTACCCGCTCCTGACGCATGCTGTGCGTGAGGCCGACATATCCCGTTGGTTGGCCGTATGCCAATCTTCCGGACTGATCCGTCTCTACGACCACGCAGGTTGCCAGTATGGCCTGTTTCTGAAACTCGGTGAGCCTCGCGCAAAAACGTCGAAGTTGCCTCCGCCGCCAGGTGAAGTCGGGCCGCTGGCTGACAACGAACAACCTGCGCGCATCTGCGCGCAGACGCGCGCAGACGACGACGCATGCGCGCAGATGCGCCCGCCTTACGCCTTACGCCTTACGCCTTACGAAGAAGACAAAGACCCCCATAATCCCCCGCAAGCGGGGGAAAGTGTGGTTTTGTCCGAATCTCCGGAAAGCGCAAAGCGGGGAAAACGGAACCCGGCTCGACGCAACGCGAAGGGTGCCGGACCGGAGTTTGAGGCATTCTGGGCGGTGTATCCACGCAAAGTCGCCAAAGTCGTGGCCGTGAGGGCGTGGATTAAACTCGATCCCGATGAAGCGGCGCGGACGATGATCATGAAAGCGATCGAGCGTCATTGCCGGAGCGAGCAATGGCGGAAAGGCATCATCCCGCACCCGGCGACCTGGTTGAACCAGCGCCGCTGGGAGGACGAGGAAACCAGCCTCACGCCTGTTCGAAGGATCGAGACGCCGAAAGAGCGCGACGAGCGGATCAGAAAAGAACGCCAGCGCCTGGCCGAGGGCAAGGAGTTGGCAATACCGCTCGGCGAATTCGCGGCCAAGCTAGCGGCCAGGCGATCCGGGCAGCAGTCGGGCGATGAAGTGAAACGAGAACTCAAACCGGGGGAAATCCCGCCGTGAAGCTCGAAGCGAAGGCGGCGTTCTTCACGTGGTATCTCTCGTTGAAAGGGTGAGGCGACATGGCGGCATCGATCAAGGTGAAACAGAGCGAAGACGATTTCGGCGACCAAGTGATCAAGTTGGCCCAATTGTGCGGCTGGCTCGTCGCTCACTTCCGGCCGGCTAAGACGAACAAGGGCTGGCGGACGCCGGTATCGGCCGACGGCGCTGGCTTCCCGGACTTGGTGCTTGTCCACGCGGGCCACGGCTTGATCATCTTCGCCGAGTTGAAATCCATGACCGGCGAAGTCAGCGACGAACAGCTCGCGTGGCTGATCGACCTGGACCGGATTTCGCACGGCAGTTCCAACCTCGGCGTTTACGTGTGGACGCCAGCGGATTGGCCGGAGATCGAAAGAACCTTGAAGGGCGAAAAACCGCTCATTCGGAAGGCGGCGTGAGGCAATGTCCGACCAATCGAAGATCGAATGGACCGAGGCGACCTGGAACCCGGTGCGTGGGTGCACGAAGATCAGTCCGGGCTGCAAGAACTGCTACGCCGAGACGTTCGCCGAGAGATGGCGCGGAATCCCTGGTCATCCCTACGAGCAAGGCTTTGATTTGCGGCTCGTTCCAGAGAAGCTCGGCGACCCGCTTCGCTGGCAAAAACCGCGACGCATCTTCGTCAACTCCATGAGCGACCTGTTTCACGAAGACGTACCGTTTGACTACATCGACAAGGCATTCGCCGTGATGGCAGTCTGCAAGCGGCACACGTTTCAAGTTTTGACAAAACGGGTCGACCGGATGCGCAAATACATCCAATCCGCAGACGGCCGCGAAATCAAGTTCGACATTCCGGGCATCAAGCTCAACCGGGAGCCATTCGATTGGCCGCTGCCAAACGTCTGGCTCGGTTTCTCGGCTGAAAACCAAAAATACTTCGACGAGCGCGCCATTCACGCGGCCCCGTTGATGCGAGACGGTTGGCTGGTGTGGGTGAGCGCCGAGCCGCTGCTTGGACCGATCAAGATGCAGCATGAATATGACGCCTACCGAATCATGCGAAACTGGCTCTGCGACAAAGGCATTCGCTGGGTTGTTGTCGGCGGCGAGTCGGGCCACGGTGCCAGGCCATGCGATCTCGATTGGATTCGATCAATCGTCGGCCAATGCGAGCGTGCCAAAGTCGCCTGTTTCGTCAAGCAGCTTGGCGCTGAGCCGATCCAATTTTGCGGGCAAGTTCAGCATGGCCTTGATTGTCGTGTTCCGCTGAAGCTCGTTCACAGCAAAGGCGGCGACATGAGCGAATGGCCGGCTGATCTGAGAGTCAGGCAATACCCCGAGGCGGCGTGAACGCATGGCCAAGGAAACACCAAAGCTCGTTTTGCGCAGCGGAGTGAAAAATGAAAGTGACCGCCATTGCTCCCTGGTTTGGCAGTAAACGCACGCTTGCGCCTGAAATCGTCAAGGCGATCGGACCGCATCGCGCCTACTTCGAGCCGTTTTGCGGATCGATGGCCGTGCTGTTTGCCAAAGATCAATGCACAATGGAAACCGTCAACGATCTGCACGGCGACCTGATCAACTTGGCTCGAATGATTCAGAATCCAGCAACTTGGCCCGTGCTTTTCAGTCGACTCCAGCGAACGTTTGCGGCCAAGGAACTCTGGCGCGAGTCGCACGACGTTATTGCGCAAACCGAGTTTGCGCCGACACTAGATCGAGCCTATCACTGGTTCGTCGATTCCTGGCTCGGTCGCAATGGCACCGTGGGCAGCAATGGCGGCAACAATTTCTGCATCCGCTACACGAGCAAGGGCGGCCAACCGGCGACGCGGTTCTCGTCGGCTGTCGATTCGTTGCCGACCTGGGCGGAGCGGTTGCGTCGAGTCGTCATGCTGAACGAAGATGGATTCAAACTCCTGGAGCGAATAGAGGATCTCGAGGGAACGGTGATCTACTGCGATCCGCCCTACATCGTGAAGGGCGCTAAATACAGGTTCGACTTCGAGCCCGATGACCATGAGCGGCTGGCCACGCTGTTGCACCGATTCCGCAAAACTAAGGTCGTCGTCAGCTATTACGACCATCCGGACCTAGAGTCGCTTTACCCGGATTGGCAACGCCGATCGCTCGATGCGACCAAGGCGATGGTGAACATGGGAGCTCGCGATAGTGGCGGCGCGGTCGTAGCTCCGGAAATCCTGCTGATCAACAAAAAGCCAACGCCGGCGCTGTTTTGAAGGCCCATGAAAGCAACCAAGGAAATCATGGACTCGATCGCCAAGATGGCCCGCGAGTTTGCCGCTCACTCGGTCGAGCGTCTGGTCGCCGAGCTTGAACCGATCGGATTCGCGATCGAACGCGAGACATCGCCAAATTGGACCGACAAACCGGAATCATCTCTTTTTGGTTGATCTGCTCAACAGCGCTTTACCGACATCGCTCGTATGCCAAGTCGCGCCCGCTCTCACACGCCGCCCGCTCCAAGGCCAGTCGACACCAGGCCGTCATCTCACCAGCGCGGCTACACGCGGCAATGGTCAAAGTACCGGCAAGCGTTCCTGATCAATAATCCAGTTTGTGCCGGCTTTCGCGGCGAACGTTGCACTGAGCCGGCTGAACACATCGACCATATCACGCCCGTCATTGGTCCGCATGATCCCTTGTTCTGGGATGAATCGAATTGGCAAGGGCTCTGCCACCATCATCACAGCGTTAAGACCGCCAGCGAAGACGGCGGCTTTGGCAGACCCAAGAAGCTGGCAATCAGGGAAAACAGAAATGGCGTCTCGATTCCTGGAGCGTGATCGCGGCAACGGCCAACGACAACGCGGCGGCCAAGTGACGCTGGTGTGCGGCCCGCCTGGCAGCGGCAAGACGACATATGTACGCGAACGCATGAAGCCTGGCGATCTGGTGATCGATCTGGATCTCATTTGGCAGGCGTTTGCGGGATTGCCGGCTTATGTCAAGCCGGAGGCCTTGCACGGCTATGTCACCACTGCCCGCGATGCCGTGATTAGGCGATTGGTTGCCGATCAGAACCGGCCGCGAACATGGGTGGTCATGATGGGAGCCAAGCGAGCGGGTCGCCAGCGCTTCGTCGAGGACCTTTCGGCGTCAATAGTTGTGCTCGCCGTCGGGGCCAGCGAATGCCTACGGCGCATCCAGGCCGATCGTATGCGCGTTGATAGCACAATTGATTGGCCAGCGACCGTGGCCCAATGGTGGGCCGACTATGAGCCATAATCGCACACCGGGTAGGGGTGCTTTTTTCTACGGCGCGACCGCCGCAAACCGTGCCCCCACCGGCGCAAATTTTTTGGCAAAAGTCTAAAAGGAGCTTGAACAGCGATGGTTATGGGCCGGCCTCGTAAGCCAATTGAGGCCAAAATCCTGGATGGCACTTACCGCGAGGATCGCGACGGACCTTTGCCGCAAGCTGTCTTCGAAGGCGTTCCTTCGCCGCCGCCGGACATGAAGGGTGACGCCCTCAAATTCTGGAAAAAGCACGTACCCGAATTAGTCGCGAAAGGTATCGCGAAAGCTATTGACGGCCCACAATTGGCGCTCATGTGCGAATGGTGGGCGAAGTACCAGAGATTCTCGCGCATGATCGAGAAAATGAAAAACGAGGATCGGCGACTCGTTCAAGCGATGACTGGTTGCGCAATCGCTTCGGACAAGTTCGACAAGATCGCCGCGAGATTCGGGCTCACTCCTTCTGACAGAGCGAAACTCCGCGTATCCGACCAGCCGAAGAAACAAAGGGCGATGGGTCGTGACAGGAACCAGGATGAGTGGTAATGGTTGATGTCGACGCCGAGGCCATGACACGTCAATGGTCTCGCAACATCGGGGATGAGCGAGCGGCGGCCAATGGCTGCCGCTTTAACGTTAAACGCGGCGCTCGGACCGTTTTTTGGATCGAGCATCATTGCCGCCTGTATGAGGGCGAGCAAGCCGGCCAGCCGCTCATCCTGCACGGCTGCCATCAATGCGGGACATACGGGTTGCCGGCGGCGGCGGAGCTTGACGGCTGGGATGATGAAGGGATTGCGGTCTGCACCGAGCGAGCGAACCGCCACCTGGAATGCGTCGCGGCCGGACATCCGATCGATTGGCAGTATGAGTGTACGATGCGGCTGTTTGGCTGGGTCAGGTTTTCGACGCGATGGGACCGATGGATCAGGCGCTTCCGCCAGGCGTCGATCTGGGTCGCGAAGAAGAACAAGAAATCACCGACCGAGGCGGCGTGGGGCCTTTATCTTCTTTGCGGCGATGGCGAGCCTGGTCAGAAGGTGTACCTGGCCGCCAAGGATGGACAGCAGGCCCGGAAGATCGCGGGCGAGCACGCGGCGCAAATGCTCGATCAGTCCGACGAGCTTAGCGAGGATTGCAGCCTCAATCGATCGACTTACCGGATCACACACCATCCGACGCGCAGCTTCATGGAGCCGCTGAGCAGCTCGAACGAACGGAACCAGCAAAGCAAAGAAGGGCTGAACGGCTCGGTACTGATCGACGAAACGCACGTCGTCGATCGCGAGTTTGTCAGCCGCATCAGCCGGGCCGGCATCAGTCGCAGCGAGCCGCTCCAGATTGAGGTATCGACGGCCGGAAACACTCCGGACGGCTACGGCAAGGAGCGGTTTGATCATGCCGTCGCTGTCGAGGCCGGCGAGGCGACCGACGAGCAATTGTTCACGGCGGTTTACGCAGCTCCGCAAACGCTGACCGACGCGGAGCTCGCCGCCGATCCGCTGAAGTGGGGCCGGATGGCCAACCCGGCGATGGGCCATACGGTCGAGCCGGAAGAGTATTTGCGGGACTACGAGAATTCGAAGCGGAGCCTGCCGGCGCTGCTCGAATTCATGATGTACCGGCTGAATATCTGGCAACGATCGGCGTCGCCTTGGCTGAAGCCTGGCGACTGGCAATCATGCCGCCGGGATTTCACCGAGGCGGACCTGGAGGGCCGGGAATGTTGTGCCGGGCTCGATCTCTCAAAGACTCAGGACATGTCATCGCTCGTCCTGGTCTTTCCGTGGGACGAGCCGGAGACGTTTCGAATCCTCTCGTATTTTTGGTTGCCCGAAGAAGTCGCCAAGGAGAAGGGGCACCTGGCGGCGTTTCAGCAATGGGCCAAGGACGGTTATCTCGAACTGACGCCAGGCAACGTGATCGACTACGGCTACATTCGGGCAAAGTTCCGGAAACTCGCTCAGAAGTTTCTGATTCGGCAGCTTGCTTACGACAAGACCTATGCCGAGGAGACGACGCAGAATTTGGAGCAAGGCGTCGTCGACGATGCCGGCAAACAGATCGAGGAAGGAACCGGCGTCGAGCGATTCATCTTCAAGCAGACCATCATGGAATTTGCCGCTCCATGCAAGGATTTCGAGCGGTTGATTTTGGCGAGGAAACTCCATCACAACGATCATCCGATCATGAATTGGCAGGCCGGCCACGTGAAGGTACGGATCGACGTGAACTCGAACATTCGACCGGTTAAGCCGAAGCCTCACGACGTGAAGAAGATTGACGGAATTGTCGCCGCGATCATGGCGCTGTCGCGGGCGATGCTGATGCCGAACAACGACGCGCCGAGAATATCCTGGGTGTGACATGCGCTCACTGGTTTGGGATACGACGGCGTTGGTCGGTGCCGTGTTCATCAGCGTTGGGCTTGGATTGATCTATCTCCCACTCGCGATGCTGTTCATCGGCGGCGCTCTTCTCCTGGTCGGAGTCTGGGGAGCGTTGACGGTCGCCCGCGAACGCATCGCCAAACAGAGGGACCAAAAGTGATCTTGTCAAGGTTCTTTGCCGCGACGCCGGACAATCCGCGATTCTCGTTGAACGACCCGCAAGCGTGGGACGTTTTCCTCGGCGGCGAGCCGGCGGCGACCGGCGTCCGGGTCACGCGCGAAACGTCGCTGACCTACGCGCCGTGGTATCGCGGCACGAACCTGATTGGCAACGGCGTCTCCAAGCTCCCCCTGCTTTGCTACAAGATGCGGCCGAGCGGCAAGTCGCCTGACAGGAAGCATCCATCCTGGCGGCTCGTTCGCCGCAAGCCGAATGAATTCATGACGGCAAGCACGTTCAAAAAGTTGCTCACCTGCCATGCCGTCACCGAGGGCAACGGTTACGCCTACATCGACCGCCTGGGAGACGGCCGGCCAAACGCTCTCTTACCGCTCGATCCGAACCAGGTGACGCCGGCCCGCGAGAACGGCAAATTGCTCTACGTCGTCGACATGAAAACGGAGCGGCGAAAAGTCGCGGCCGAAAACATGTTTCACATCAAAGGCTTTTCGTCGGACGGCCTGGTCGGTTATTCGGTGTTTCACTTGGCGCGGGAAAGTCTCGGCCTCGGCATCGGGGCGCGCAAGTATGGCGCTGTCTTCTTCCGGAACAACGCTCGGCCCAACGTGGCGATCCAGGTCCCGAAGATGCTGACCGACACGCAGCTTCAAGACATGCGTAAGGGCTGGGACTCGATGCAGGCCGGCCTGGAGAACGCGCACCGGATCGCCGTGATTCAGGGCGGGGCCGAGTTGAAAACGTTCTCGATCAGCGCCAAGGATTCGCAGCTGTTGGAGACGCGGCAATTCGAGATCCGGGAAATGGCGCTGTGGTTCGGACTGCCGCCGCACAAATTGGGCGACAGCAGCAAGGCCAGTTACAACTCGCTCGAACAGGAGAACCAGGATTACGTCGACAGTGGTCTCGATCCCTGGCTCGCGACCTGGGAGGACGAATGCTGGGACAAGCTTTTGACCGAGGAAGAGAAGAACGACGAGACGCATGAATTCTTTTTCCAGCGGAAGAATCTCGTTCGCGCCAGCCGCGCCGATCGCGGCAACTACTTCAAGGCGGCGACCGGAGGAAGGGCCTGGATGACGCCAGACGAAGTGCGAGACGAGGAAGACATGGAGTTGCAGGGCGGCGACGCCGCCGAGCTCCGCGATCCGCTCAACATCGACCAGGGCGGCGATGACACGGAAGACGGCGACAGCCCGCCGGCTCCCAAGCCGCCGAAGCCGCCAAAGCTGCCGAAGAAGCCGGCCGACGACGAAGCGAAGGGAGAGGCGACGCTATCGGCTGTTCGCGGCGTGCTCGAAGACGCGGCCAGGAGGATGGCCAGGCGGCTTGGCAACGAGGCCAATGTCGCGGCCAAGAAGCCGGCGGCATTTGTCAATTGGCTGTCGGAAGTCCGAAACGATCACGTAGTGGCAATCACCGAGGCGTTCACTCCGGCGAGCGCCTTCGTCGACGTTTCGGCGGGTGAGCTTGCCGAATGGCTTGTCGGCGAAGCATGCGAGCGGCTGCTCAATGCCTCGGGGACGTGCAAAGCTTCGGGCCTGGCTGAAACGATCGCTTCGTGCGTGGCGGAATTGCAATTGGAGCTTCCGTCCGAACTAGCTCGAAAATTCGCGGGAGAATGAGACATGAGGTATGAGCAGATTTTGGCCGCGTTCTACTCGACTCCGCTCGGCCTGTTGCCGGCGAAGATTGAGGCCATCCGCCGCTTCCTGCACACCAAGGCGGCCGGCGGCGATGTCGATCCCGCCGAGATCGAGGAAATCGTCCGGGCTCGCCGCGATGCGATGGCCGAGGGGCCGCTCGCGGCGGCGTTTCGCCGGCAAGACGGGGCGCTCCAGATCGGCCGCGTCGCCGTGGTGTCGATCTTCGGCACGATCTCCCAGCGCTGCGGCATGCTCGAACAAGCGTCGGGCGGCGTCTCCTGCGAGCAGATCGGGCGCACGCTCGACAGCCTGGCGGCCGACAAGGGCGTCCGATCGGTTGTCCTCGGCTTCGATTCGCCGGGCGGGAGCGTCTTCGGCGTCCAGGAGCTTGGCGACAAGATTCGCGGCATGCGGGATCAGAAGAAAACCGTTGGCGTGGCCGACAGCATGGCCGCCAGCGCGGCGTACTGGCTGTTGAGCCAGTGCGCCGAAATCAATGTGACGCCCGGCGGCATGGTCGGTAGCATCGGCGTTTTCTGCGCCCATGAGGACTGGTCGAAGTATGACGAAGAGCTTGGCGTCAAGACAACGCTGGTATCTGCCGGCGACTACAAGGTTGAGGGTAATCCCTTCGAGCCGTTGAATGCGGAAGCGAAGGAGCAGATGCAAAAACAGGTAGACGCCTACTATTCAGCATTCGTCGCGGCCGTCGCCAAAGGTCGCGGCGTTTCCGAGTCTCGCGTTAAGTCCGATTTTGGCAAGGGCCGCATGGTGCTCGCGAAGGATGCTGTCAGTTGCGGCATGGCCGACCGCGTAGCGACACTGAGTCAGGTCCTGACCAGGCTCGGAGCGTATGAAGACGGCGGCTCCGGATCGGCGTCGGCAAGTAGCGCCGGCCCGCGACCGCCATCCCTGTGCGCCGCCCGGCTGAAGCTCGCCGAGGCGGAAGCGGAATAATTTCTGCTTTTTTTCTGCGCTGGATCTGACGCAGTGCCGATCATAGGCAATGTTGGAATGAAAATTCGATTTTCCGCGAGCCATTAAGCGGCGCATTTACTGACCGCCCTTGGCGAGCGAGTTTGCCAGAATGCACGTCGATTTACTCGGCGGCGTCTGGCTGGTGATTGTCCACTGAAAAATGGACCGTCGCCGGCTGGCCGCCGCCGCTTCGTTTGCGTGGCTCCCGCTGGTGACAACCCAGCGAGGGCCTCATGTCTGTAACCGCGAAAGCTCTTCGAGAACAACGTCGCGCCCTGGTCACCAAGGCCCGCAAGGAAATCTTTGAAAAGGCCGAGGCCGAAAACAGGCCCATGAACGCCGAGGAGAATTCGGCCTGGGAAAAAATCATGGGCGGCGTTCGTCCAGACGGGACTGCGATTCGCGGCGAAGTCGATCTCTTGAAGGATCGTATCGACCGGCTCGACGCGATCGAGACCGTCGAGAAAGAGATGGACGCCCGCCGCGACAGCGATGATGGCAGAATCGGCCGTGAGGATTTTCGCGGCGACAACGGCAAGAAGTCTTTCCGCCGTGGTGGCGGCGACGGCGCTCAGACGGCGACGCCGGAACAATTCAACCTGGCTCTCCAGGCGTGGCTCCGCGTCAACAATGGCCACGACATCAGCGAAGAGCACGACGAAGCCTGCAAGATCGTCGGCCTCAATCCCAACCGGCCCCGGCTCGATCTGAAGCTTCCTGGGGCCAAGGTCACCAAGAAGCTTCAGCGCATCGCTCGCAGCACGCATCGCGATCTCGCCTTCGATCGCATGATGGATTTTCAGGCCAACCTCGGCACGACTCCCGGCACGGCCGGCGGCTATCTGATCCCGCCAGAAACGTTGATCAAAAATCTCGAAGTCAACATGCTCTGGTACGGCGGCATGAGGCAGGTCGCCGAAACGATCGTGACCAAGAGCGGCGAGCGCATGTCGTGGCCGACTGCCGACGACACCACTAATACCGGCGTTCAGCTTGGCGAAGGCGGGGCGGCGATGCCGCCAGGCCAGGTCTCCGTCGATCCGACGTGGGCCAAGGTGTTCTGGGACGCTTACAAGTTTTCGAGCAAGCCGATCCTGGTCAATTACGAACTGCTCGAAGACGCCGAGGTCGATCTGGCGGAAGTGCTCGGCGAAATGATGGGCATTCGCCTCGGTCGTATTACCAACACGAAATACACGGTCGGCAGCGGGGCTTCGACGGCCAAGGGCATCATCACGGCGGCGAGTTCGTTCAGCGCCATCTCCAGCACGGCGATTTTCCCCGACGACATCCTGGGCCTGATTCACAGCATCGATCCGGCTTACCGCACGAACGATGCCGGTTTCATGATGCACGATACGATCCTGCTCACGCTCCGCAAGCTGAAGGACGGCATGGGCCGGTACCTCTGGCAGGACGGTATGCAGGACGGAGCCCCGGATCGGCTGTTCAAGTATCCGCTCACGATCAATCAGGACATGGACAGTGCGACGACGAGCGGCAAGAAGACGCTGCTCTTCGGACAGCTTCCGAAGTACAAGATTCGTCGCGTCAACAAGCTCCGCCTGTACCGGCTCGAAGAGCGTTACCGCGACACGGATCAGGACGGCTTTGTCGCCCTGGTTCGCGAAGACGGCAACTTGCTGACGGCTGGCACCGCGCCGGTCAAATACTTGCAGCATTGATCCGGGCCGGCATAGCGGCCGTGTTGACCGATCGAACTCTTTGAACTTTCGAGGTCTACATGAAAGTTGAATTGCTGACGGGGATGGTGAGTGGCGACGGCGAAGGACTCACCACGTCCAACGAGAAAGGCGACATCGTCGAGGTCTCCGCTCGCGACGGCGAGCGGATGCTCAAGGGTCGCGTCGCCAAAGTCGTTGAAGAGGCCGAGAAGCCGTCCCGCAAGTAAGCGGCCGAGCAGTCGATCGCGTCGGGTGACGATGGAATCACACTGAGGGCAAGCCGTGGACAATTTCTCGATCCTGAAGGACATGAAGATCAATCGCGTCGCCAACGATGCGGTTGCCGGCACGTCGACGGTAACCAGCTCGGCTATCTCGATGGCCGGCTTCGACTCGGTCTTGTTCCTGGTTCTGATCGGCGATTCGACGAACGGATCGGTTCAGCTCCTGACCGTGCTCTCCAACCCGACGAACAGCAATTCCGGCGGCACGGCCGAGACTGGGGCGACGGCTGGCAAGACCGACCCGGACGGTACATCGCTCGACAATGGCATGTACGCTGTCGAAGTGCATCGGCCGAGTCAGGATTACGTTTACTGCACGTTCGCTCGCGGCACGCAAAATTGCGTTGTCGACGGCATCATTGCAATCCAGTTCAACGCTCGCTCGGTGCCTCAGTCGCTCGTCTCGGCCATGATCGCCTCAGCGGTCGCCGGGCCGAATCGCTGAGCGTGTCTCGTTCGCTTGATCGATTCGATTGCGAGGGCTTGCAATGACACTGGCGCGAGGCGCTGACCCGACCTTTCAGAACAACGTCTACATGCCGCAGGGCGGCAACTCGATCGTCCTGCGCGGGACCAGCGGCATTCTCTCCAGCGAAAACGCGCTCTGGGGGAATTGCCCGCTGTCGGCCTGGCTGCTCGATCCGTCGATCGGCGTCTTTCTCGACGAGGATTTCGTCAGCTTCAACAAGGCCGCGACCGACGGCGATTACGTCGGCACGCAGGCGACGGCTGGTTCGGCGGCGATCAGCACGACGGTTCCCGGCTCTCTCCTGCTCGACGCGGGCGATTCGACCGCGCATCACGGTTACCAGATCCAGCGGCTCAAGGCGGCGTTCATCCCGGCCGCCGGCAAGGATCTCTGGTTTGAGGCCAAGATCCTGCTCGGCACCGCGTTGACGATCGAGGCGTTCGTCGGCCTGGCCGCCAGCGATACCACGATCATCGCCGCCGGCGCGATGTCCACGAACAACCGCATCGGCTGGACCGGCGTCGCCGGCGACGGCGTGATGCAGTTCGATTGCGACAAGGCGGGCACCGGGAACCAGACGACGGGAACCACCCTGTCGATCACGGTTCCCCACAAGCTCGGCTTCTATTACGACGGCACGGCCGACACCGTGCAGCAGTTCATCGATGGCGTGGCGGTCGGCTCCGCGATCGCGACCACGTACATTCCGAAGCTCGTCGTCTATCCGTCGTTCGTCTGCCAGAGCACCGGCACCAGCGAACCGACGATGACGATCCAGGGATATCGAGTTTTCCAACTACGGTGAGAGGCCGAGCCTGCCTCTTGGGTTTGAACGAGTTCGCTCAATGGAGTGATCCATGATTCTCGGCGACGTGGGAGTTACAAGGCTGGTTCGCCGCATCCTCGTTCCGGATTACAGCGAAGGCGATCAGAGAGCCGCCGGGATCAACAATCGCGGCGAAAGCCTGATGTCGCAGGCGCTCCCGGAAAGATCCGAACTGGTTCGTCAGGGCAATAGCTGGGGAGCCCAGATCCCGACCGGCTCGGCCTTCACCTTCGTCAACGCCTGGCCGACAACGCGGGCTGAGCTTGTGCTGTGGAACGGCGAGCCGGCCGGCGGCCTGGCTTACTTGATCGATCGCGTGTGGATGGCGAACATCACGAGCGAAGGTGCCGCCCAGCCGTCGAGCATCCTCGCCCAGCTTGCTCCGGCCGCTCTCGCGGTTGCCGCTCCGACCGACAACGCGGCCGTGCTGCGACAGTCGCTTTCCGGCCGCGTCAAGACGTACACCGGCAACGCCAGGCTCATGGTTGCCAACACGGCATTCGCCCTGACCAATCTCTGGTTCAGTCTTGGTAGCGGTGACATGTCGCCCATGACGACGAACCTCGGAGCGACCTGCGACAAGGATGTTTACGGGCGCTACATCGTTTATCCGGGAGCCGCGTTCTGCCTGGCTGGACTGGCTGGCACGGCGGCGGGGACCGCTATCCTCGGCGTCGAGTGGCACGAAGTCAAACTCCCGGTGCAGTGAGCCGGGCCGGGCATGGGTGATCCTTGGAACATTTCGCCATTGTTCGGACTGTGGAGCCGGTGGCCGAGCCGCTGGCTCTCAATGGCGACGGCGGGGTCAAGCAGTGGCTCCGCATCGACGACAGCGACACGAGCCAGGACGGGGCTCTCAATCGATTGATCAAGGCCGCCAGGCAGCGATGCGAAAGCGTCGCTGGCCTGGCTCTGATCACCCAGACTTGGCAGTTGCAGTTGGATCGGTTCCCCGGCCTGGTCGTCGTGGCTCCGGACTTTCCGGGCTGGGAGTATCTGAGGCTCGGCAGCGATGGCGATCCGCGAGTGATCCGGCTGCCGAGGCCGCCGCTGCAAGCCGTGAGTTCGATCCAGTACACGGACACGACGCAAACCGTCCAAACGTTGCCTAGCTCGGGATACATCGTCGACAACAAGACCCAGCTGGCGAGAGTGTTCCCGAGCTATGGCAACTACTGGCCGGTGACTCTGCCGCAAGCCGGCTCGGCGGTGATCACCTACACGGCCGGCTTTGGCGACGCCGCGGCAAACGTGCCGGCGGAAATTCAAGATCGATTGCTCGCCTACGTCGCTCACTGCTATGAGCATCGCGAGGATCAAGACGACGACTATCTCGATCGCCTGTTCGTGAGCTTCGCGGTGAAAGGTTACTTCTGATGGCATTCATGGAGCCGAGAAAACCGAACGTCGCCTCGTCGATCACGATGCGGATCGGCAGATTGCGGAAACGGATGGTGCTCCAGGTCAACTCGCCGACGCAACGGCTGTCGAACGGCGAGAACGTCGATAACTGGCAGCCGGTGACGGGCAACGTGACGACATCGACGGTTTACGCCGGCATCGAGCCAATGACGGGCCGCGAGTATTGGAACGCGGTCCAGGTGCAGAGCGACATCACTCACAAGATCACGCTCCGGTATCGTGGTGACATTGCTCTGACGGCCGACATGCGGGGCGTGATTGGGGGAAGGGTTTTCCACTTTGCCTCGCAGCCGCGCAACATCGACGAGCGCGACGCCAAATGGGAAGTGCTGGCGATCGAATGGGTGCAGGATGAAGCAACCTGAGGTTGTCCATGCGAGCGGAGTTCCGAGGGCTCCAGGAGACCATCAACAAGCTGAAAGTGCTGCGGCCGGCCCTGGCCAGGCGCGTCTTGCGGAATGGGCTTCGCAAGGGCGCAAGCATCGTGAACAAGGCAGCCAAGGCGAACTTGGGGCAGAATGGCCCGCTGAAGAAATCGCTCGGCGTCAAGGTGACGGTTAGTGGAAGTATGGTAGTCGCCGTCGTCGAGCCGCGAGCCGGATTCCGAATCCTGGTGAGAACGACGAAATCCGGCAGGCCGATTTACAACGACCCGAGGCGAATCGCTCACTTGAAGGAGCGTGGGACAAACGCCCGGCGGACGAAGAAGGGATTCAACCGGGGATCTCAGCGAGCCGAGCCGTACCTTTATCCGGCGGCTACTGCCAATGAGTCGAAGGTCGAGGCGGCCGTCGCCGCCGAGGCCGAGAAGGAGCTCGGCAAGCTGTGAGTGTTCCAAGCGATTTCGAGGAAGCGCTGAGCACGCTCCTGATAAATGACGACGGCGTGGTCTCGCTTGTCAGCGATCGCGTTTATCCGAACCGCGTTCCTCAGCGCGAGCAACTGCCCGCCGTGATCACCAAGCGCGTCAGCGGCGGCCCGCAGCGAACGCTGAATGGGATCGCCGGTACGAAGCGCGGCGTCTTCCAGATCGAGAGTTGGTCCGGGAAGTCGCAAGAGGAAGCTCGCGGGATCGATCTTTTGGTTCAGGCCGCGATCGAGAATTTCGGTCGCGGTCGCTTGGCCGGCTGGTTCGTGCAAGCGCTCTTGGTTGACGAGGACAGCGACAGCGACAATCCGCAGATCCCGACGCACGCTGACGATCTTGGTTTCTTCTGTAGCGTCTGTTCGATCACGGTTTTTTACGAGGGCTGATTCATGGCGGATTCGGCCGGTTTGCATGCGTATGGCGGCTCCGTGTCCCTGGCGACGACGGTCAACGGCACCTATACCGCGATCGGCGAACTCGTCGACGTTGATCCGGGCAAGCTGAAGATTAACGCGGCGGCCGCGACTTACATCGCCAGCGCCGGGGCGGCGACCGAAAAAAAACCGGCCATGATCGACGCCCAGCCGGTGAAGCTGACCATCAACTACGTCCAGACGCAGTGGAATACGATCTTCGGCTACGCCCGAACCGTCGTCTTCATGAAGATCATTTTGCCGAAGACAGCGAGCCAATCGGTGGCCGGAGACACCTTCCTCTTCGAGGGGTTCTTCACCGAGATCCCGATGGGGCCTGATAAGCTCGATCCGCTCGACACCAAGGTCATGCAAAGCACGTTCGAATTCACCGTCACCGGCCTGCCGACCTTCACGGCTGGATCGTGATTCTGATTCCTTGGTGAGAAGCGTGGCCAAGGATGGCCCCGCGGTTTTTTAAAGGGACATTCGATGGTATTGCTTACGGCCGAACAAATTCGCCAGGCCAATGATCTGCCGTTCGAGGACGTTCCGGTCCCCGAATGGGGTGGCGTGGTCCGAGTTCGTTGCATGTCAGGCAAGGCCAGGAACGATTACGAGACGGCGCTGGAGCGCGACAAGGAAGGGTCGCCAGTCATTCAAAACGACGTGCGGACGATTCTGAGCGCTGCGAGCATGGTCGACGACAAGGGCGACCAGCTGTTCTCGGCCAAGGAAGTGAAGGACCTGGCCGCGAAATCATGGACGGCGCTCCAGCGTGTCTTCGAAGCCGCTCTCCGATTGAACGGGATGTCTTCGAAGGAAGCGAGCGCCGACCAAAAAAACTTGCCCGAGGAACCTGGACAAGGTTCCTCTTCGAGCTAGCCGCTCGCCTCGGCCGCACGGTCGAGGAGCTGCTCGTGTCCATCGACTCACGCGAGTTGTCGAAGTGGCGGGCGCTGTGGGCGATCGATCCGTGGGGCAACGATCGCGAAGATTTGCGGTCGGGCACGATCTCGGCGGCGGCGGCCAACGCCGGGCGGCTGACAGCGATGGCGCAAGGCGCGAAGTTGTCGGGCGACTGGTACAAGCCGCGAGACTTCATGCCCTACAGCGATCCGGAGAAGCCGGACGTGAATCGTCTTCGCGGCAAACTGATGGCCTTGGTTGATACTCAAAGGGCGTGGCATGGCGACGGCGAAGCATCTTCAGCTGGTGATCAGCGGCGACAGCAAGCAGGCTGAGTCGGCCATTTCAAGGCTGTCTTCCAAACTCAATAGCCTCGGGAATCAGACCGCCGGCATGCGAGCCGCGTTTGGCGCGATCGTCGGCGGTGCCGATCCATTCCAGCAATTAAAGGGAGCGGCCGAGAATCTCGTCGGCTCGATCCCGATGATTGGCCCGGCGCTCCAGAGCGGCATCGCCCTGGCGGGTAGCTTTATTTCCAAGATCCGCGAGACGCAAAAGGAAATCCTGGAAGTCGGCAAAGCTGCCAAAGGAGTTGGCGCGAGCGTCGAGGGCTACAGCGGCTTGCTTTATGCATCCGGCGGCAAAGCCGACATGCTCAATACGGCCTTGTTCCATGTCAGCGAAGGCATTGGAAAGGCGGCAATGGAAGGCGGCGAAGGCGCGGAAGTCTTCAATCAGCTTGGCCTGAATCTCGGGGCCCTGTCAAAGCTCTCGACCGACGAGCAATTCATCAAAGTCGCCGACGCTCTGGCCAAGGTAAAAAACTCCGCCGAGCGAAACGCGGACGCCATGAAGCTCATGGGCCGCAGCGCCGCCGAGGCCATGCCGCTGATCAACAAGGGAGAGGAAGGCATTCGAGCCGCAATTGATCGCGGCAAGCGGCAAGGCAAATTGCTCAGCACCGAAGATGTCGAGATCGTCAAGCAAACGGAGCAATCGATCAAGCAGCTCGATTCGGGCTGGGAGGCGATGTGGCGGACGATTGCGCTGAAGGTCTCGCCGACCATGCAATCGCTCGCGAACGACCTCGCCGACGACGGCCAGGATTCGATCGGCGGCGCGATGGAGCGCGGCAGTACGCTCCTGCAACTCAAATACATGTTCCAGGATTTGGTCAGCTTCGACTGGGGGTCCGGGGCCAGCGCCAGCTCGCGGGCTGAGATGGAATTGGCCAACCAGGCCAACAAGCGCAAACAGGCGATCGAGGACGCCAAGAAAGAGCAAGCGCAGATCGCCGAGGCGGCGAAGCAAGCGAAGGAGATGAACGACCAAAAGCAGCGGATCGCGGCCGTCGACCAGATCATCGACAAGGCCAATCCGTGGGGCAAGATGGAAGAGGACATCAAGAAGGTTAACGCCGCCATCAAGGATATTTCGCCGGACAAGTTCAAGAAGGCGATGGACGCGGTCAAAGACACCTTCTCGAAGCCGTTTATCGAGAAGGCGATGGGGCCGCTCGACAAGTTTCAAAAACAGATCAGCGATCTCAAAGACGCCAAGCAGCATTTGGGACTGAGCGGCGATGTCTTCAATGGCAACCTGGCGTCCATCATCGATCAATACAAGGATCTCGCCCCGCCACCGGCCAAAGGCCCGGAGCTCGCCGAGTTCGGCAGCGCCAGCGCCTTCTCGACGATCGCGCAGAACGAAAGCGACGCGCGGAACAAATCGATCGACATCCAGGCGCAAATGAAGTCGCTGCTCGATGCGATTAAGGCCAAGCAAGACGAGACTGCGCAGAACACGAAGGACACGGCTCGGGCGCTGGAAAACCTCGGCGTCCTTTGATCGGAGCTTGCCATTACCTTTACTCGCATCGACGAAATCGATCTGGGCAATCGCAAAGCCGAAGTAACGGAAAAAGGCGAGCGCCGTTACTACCGCGCTTGGCGCGTCTGGTCGGATTCCATGATTAACGGCCCCGGCGAGGCCGTTCTGGCCGCGCCGATCAAGCGATGGGAACCCTACGTCGAATACAGCGTCTATCCGACCGATAACGGCCCGGCCGCAGTCATCAGCTTCGAGGACAAGTGGGCGCTCGCTGTCAGCATTACCGCCGAGCGCGAAAATCCGACCGACCCGTTTACCTGGATTCTGAAGGCGACCTACACGAGCAAATTTTGGGATGCGATCAATCGCGACTTGAAGAAGAACGGCCAAGATCCAAATTCGCAGAATAAGGACTCGCCGCAAAATCCCCTGACGCGGCCGCCCCATTATGATTACGGGCAGTGGACCTGGCAGCGGGCGCTCGATCACGATTTCCGCAATCTTCAGACCGGCAATGGGATCTTGGGCTCGCAGTCCATGACGAACACGGCGGGCGACAAATTCGACCCGCCGTATATGTTCGAAGAGGCCGGGCTCTCGATCATCGTCACGCGCAATGAACCGTTTTTCGACACCAAAAAGGCGAATGCTTATTCGCGTCGGATGAACTCGGCTCCGATGTGGGGGCATTTGCAGTATTGCATTCTCTGTCGCAGCATCACTGGTTCCGACGAGATCGAGAACGGCTTCGCCTATTCGAAAGTGCGCTACGAATTTTGGATCAAGGATTTGACCTTGCCGCGAGACGGCAGCTTTACGGTTCAGGATCAAAGCGACCCGACATTGCCGATCTTCATCGACTGGCGATTCCTGGCCCTGAGCCAGGGCTATAACCAGATCGATCCCAATAACGCGGTCAAGCGGATCGCGATTCTGTGTCCGAATCATGGCGTCGTGATGCAGCCCCAGCCGCTTGACAGTTCCGGCCATGTCGTGCAGCCGGGCAGCCCGAAGTACTATCAATCTTTCTGGGTTTTCCCGGCTGCGGATTTGAACGACTTGGCGATCCCGTCGCCGCCAGGAGCCTGACGTTCAATTGTTGATCTCGACGCGCCATGCTGGCCGAGAGTGTTGATAGGATCGAGTTCCTTCATGCAGGGATGACACAATGGGAAATCGATTGGATGATGATCTCTACGTCGACGGCAACCTGTCGGCCAAGACGGTCACCTTGCCGGCAAGCTCGGTGACGGATGCCATGATCGCCGGCTCGGCCGGCATCAAGAGCACCAAGGTCCAACAGGTTCGCAACCTGCATTGGGCGTTTCAGGATTCGACCGTGACGGCAGCCGTCTGCCGGCAGATCGTTCACGCGCTCTATGGGGCGACGGGCACGATCCTGGATTTCTCGGTCGGAGCCGTCACTGCCAACGTTGGCGGGGCCACGGTAACGATCGACCTGAAGAAAAACGGCTCGTCAATCCTGACCGGCACATTCACCCTGGACAACACCACGCCGGCTTTCACCTTGAAGGCCAATCCCGGCCTGACCTCGTCGTCGCTCGTCGCGGGCGACATTCTCGAAGCGGCTATTACCAGTGCCACGGCGGGCGGCGGCACGATCGCCAAGGGCGTATTCTGCCGCCTGGTGTTAAACGAAGACCCGCAGTGATCGATGCTGGCCTGACGCCGGGGGCTAGCAATGGCCCCCGTTTTCATTATGGTCGTTCCGAATTTCAACGCGGCGAGCATCATTGGCCCGGCGACGGCCAACCGCCTCAACTCGGCCCTGGAGCGGACCGAGCAATCCGGCGCTCCGAACCAGCGCCGCCAAGGCGGCGGGATGCCGCCGGTTTGGCAGTATGTTTGCGTCACCGATGGGTTGACGGCCCCGGACGCCGACGATCTGTATCCTTGCTTCGTTGAAATCTATGACGCCTCGATCGACGGGAATACGCCTTACGGCTGCGCTTGGGCTCGCGGGCCGGGCAAGGAAGCCCTGACTCCGCAAATGTACGCAGCCAGGCTCAGCGGCGAGCATGCGGATGGCAAGCCGATCTATATCGTCGACTTGCCTGGGACGGGCACGCCGTGCGGGACAAGCTGCACAACCTCGACGACGACCTCGACCACGACGACGCCGCCGCCCTGCGCCGGGCAATGCAAATGGACCTGGAGCGCGAGCGCAAAAACCTGGACGCAGGTATCGAGCACCTGCGGCCTGGCCGCGACCACGACCACGACGACGAGCTCCACGACGACGAGTTCTACCACCACGTCGAGCACGACGACAACAAGCTCGTCGACAACCACCACTCAGCCGCCGTGCGCCTGCCCGACCACGACCACGAGCAGCAGCACGACCACGACGGCCGGCGGCACGACCACGACCAGCACGAGCACGACGAGCACGACCACGACGACGCCGGCCCCAACCTGCACCTGCGCTTCGCCGCAATACTGCGGCTCGACCGATGGCGAATGCACCTACACCAATTGCATCTACGGCGTCTATTTCCCGCCGATCGAATGCACAACGACAACCACGACGAGCACGACTACGCCCGCGCCGTGCGGTCATACCTGCCAGTTCCGCTGCACCAAGAGCGGTTGGCAACTCGTCACGAGCAATTGTACCGCCGGCTGCGGCTGCTATGCCCAGCCCTCGGGCAATCCGTCGTGCTGCGATAGCGGCTGCACCTACGTCTACAACTCGTATTTCTTCGATCAATGTTGGACCGGAGTCACGACCACCACCTCGACGACGACGACGCAAGGCCCCGGCTGCACGGCCGGCTGTAGCTGGATCTGCCTGCCCGGCGTCGGCTGGCAGATGACCAGCCAGCCCTGCGCCGCGAGTTGCCCGTGCGCGCCGCCCAGCGATCCCTGCACCGGCGATTGCTCGACCGCCAACACGCCGTGCCAGGCAACCACGACCACGACCTGCCAGCCTGTCTGCGGTGGAAGCTGCAAGTGGTATTACAATCCGATTTCGAGTTCGTGGACCTTCCTCTCGGGCGGCTGCGGCATCCTCTGCGGATTGGGAGCACCAGGTCCCTGCCAGTGCGACCCGCCCTCGAAGGCCGGCTCGGCCTGCGCGACGGACATCACTCCCTGCCATTGGGTGATCCTCACGACAACGACCACGCCAGCGCCGTGCAGCGGATTTTGCGTCTGGCAGCTTCTGGGCGTGAATGGCGTTTTCACCGTCGTCAATGTCTTCAGCAATTGCACCTTCAATGCGGGGCTGCCCCAGTGCGTCTGCGCGTCGCAGAGCCAGCCGGGAACCTATCCGTGCGTCCAAAGCAAAAATACGACCACGACCGACAGCGGACCGCCGAATTGCAGCGGGACGTGCATCTGGAGTTGGAACGGAACCTACTGGGCGATCCAGTCCCGCAATTGCCCGAACTGCGACTGCCTCTATCCGGCCTTTGATGGTCAGGACGCTTCATGCGAGACGACGGCCACGCAATGCCAAAACACGACGACGACAACGCCGATCCCGACCACGACTACATCGACGAGCACGACGACGACATGCGCTCCGAACAATTGCACTACCGATGGATGCTCGATCAAATGTTCGGGCGGCGTGTGGATTCTGAATACGAATTGTGCCAACTCCGGCTGCCGCTGCAACGGCTGCAACTTGATCGGCCAATCTTGCAGCGGCAGCTCGACTCGCGGCTGGGCATGCACCTGTGCCGGCGGCCTGGGTCAATGCACGACGACGACCACGACTACCACCACAACGACGACTACCACCACGACAACGACGACGACAACCACAACGACGACGGCCGCGCCATGCTCCGGGTTCTGTGGAATGAAGTGCGTCTCGAACGTTTGGGTTGTCGATAGTAGCACCTGTGCGGGCGGCTGTGCTCATACCTGTTCGAGCCTGCCCGGCTTTACCGGCGGCTGTGTGTCGATCAGTACCAGCACAACCCATGTTCCCTGTTCGTGATAAGGGGATTTTCCGAATGTCAGCGCGAAATATCAGTTTCGTCTGTGCAGTGTTCGACGATTTCTACGGACTCTGGCCGACGCTCCAATCGATCCGGCTCCACGACTTCCAGGACGGCGACGAGATCGTCGTCGTCGATAACAACCCCGCCAGCCTGCACGGCCGCGACTCAATGAACGTCGTCAGCTGGATGAAGGATGTGGCCAGATACATTCCGCTGGCCTCACCGGTCGGGACGGCGGTCCCGCGCGATCGAGCGATTGCCGAGGCCAAAAATGAGATCGTGATTTGCTTTGATCCGCACGTCTTGTTCCCGCCTGGAGCGATCGATGCAGTAAGGAGCTTCTTCGAAGCGAACCCCAAGAGCAAGGATCTCGTGAGCGGGCCACTGCTCTACGACGATTTGAAGCAATATGCGACCCACTTCGCGGACGTATGGCGTGGCGAGATGTGGGGCATCTGGGCCACTGATTCACGAGGCAATCACATCGTTACCTATCCGCCCCCAAAGCTGGAACCGGGCCAAACGATTTGGACAACTCGTTCGCCTCATCTTGATACGACCGCATTCGAAATTCCTGGCTGCGGGCTCGGGGCCTTCGCCGTGCGCAAGGCGGCCTGGCCAGGGTTCAATCCGAACTTCCGCGGCTTCGGCGGCGAGGAGTTGTACGTCCACGAGAAGATTCGCCGGGCCGGCGGTCGCAATCTCTGTTTGCCGGCATTCCGTTGGGTGCATCGCTTCGGCCGCCCGGACGGCGTCAAGTATCCGCTGACGCTCTGGAACAAGGTTCGCAATTATGTCATCGGCCATCGCGAGCTTGGCTTGCCGCTCGATCGCGTGCATCGGCATTTCGTCGAGGGGCTGAATGAAGATGGGACGCCGACGCGGGGATATATTCTTCGTCCGGACAAAACCACTTACGATGAAAAAAACAAAGCTTGGGTTATCGATCCAAGCAATCGGCAAGCCAACCCGCCGCCCCTAACCGAAGACGAATGGAAGTTTCTGATTGCGAGCGACCCGCCGCCGGAGAGTCCGCCGGCCCCGAAGGGCTGCGGCTCATGCGGCGGCGCTGCCGCGAACTCGCTTTCTCTGGATCAGTGGTACGAGCAGGCGGCCAAGACGCCCGGCGACATCAATGAGCACGTGCCGACGCTTCGCGAGTTGGCCAGCAAGTGTGATCACGTCACCGAGTTCGGCGTTCGTCGCGGCGTCTCGACCGTCGCTTTGTTGGCCGGCCAACCCAAGCGGCTGATCAGTTACGACCTCAATGCGACCGCCGAGGCGGCTGCTCTCAAACAGAAGCAGGGCGGTTGCGAGTTCGAGTTCCGTATCGGCGACTCGCAAACCGTGCCGATCGAAGAGACGGACATGCTGTTTATCGACACCAAGCACACGGCCGGGCACCTCGCGGCCGAGCTCGGCAACGCGGCCGCGAAGGTCAAGAAGTGGATTGTCCTGCATGACACCGTGATCTTCGGCGAGCGCGGCGAAGACGGCGGGGCCGGGCTGCTGCCGGCAGTCCGACAGTTCCTGCAAACCAATCGCGAATGGACCGTGATTCGTCACGATCTCAACAATAACGGCCTGATGGTCCTATCCCGCGACGACGGCGACAAAAAGCAGCCGCCGGGAACATTTTACAGGGCTCTGAACTTCACCAAGGCGCTTGCCGAACACGCCAAGGATGGCCTGCGGCTCGTCGATGATGAGACGTGGAAAGGGCGGCTGGACCTGTGCATGCTCTGCCCGAATCGTTTCTACGATACGTGCGGCCTGTGCGGCTGCCCAGTCGACAAGAAAACATCGTGGGCGTCGAGCGAATGCCCCGACAATCCGCCGCGTTGGGGGAAGGTCGAGCTGGAGGTGATTGCCGCATGATCTCCTGTCTCTGTCCCACCTATGGCCGCTGTCCCGATTATCAGTGGTTGCTTGAGGAAGCGATCGAGTCGTTCGTGCGTCAAACCAATTTGTACATGGGCATGGAGCACGCCGAGCTGATCATCCTCAATGATTGCCCTTCACAGGAACTGGTTCTCGACCAGGTTGTGATCGATGGTCGGTTGCGACCTGATTTTCAGATCCGGATTGTCAATTTGCCCTATCGGCTGCCGAGCCTCGGCGACAAATTCAACATGCTCGTCGCAATGGCACGCGGCGATCTTCTCGTTCCGTGGGAGGACGACGACATTAGTTTGCCGGAACGGTTAGTGCAGGCGTTCTACATGATGCGCGATGGGATCGACTACTGGAAGCCTCCCCAAGTCTGGTTCCTTCAGCACGGCATGGCCCCAGTCTGGAAACATAATGTCGGCGTCCGCCACCACGCGAGCATCTTCACGCGCGACGCCTGGCGTCGCTTCGGCGGTTATCCGAGGGCGAGCGGAAACCAGGATGCAATCATGGACTCGAAATTGATGGACTGCCGACATCAGATCGAGCATTTCCCCGCCGGCATTCCGCCGGCTGAGTGGCAGTACATTTACCGCTGGGGAGTCAGCCCGAATCATCTCTCCGGCAATTCGGATTGCGAAGCGGCCTGGCGAGCCGAGGCGCTGAAGCCTCGCCAGGCCGGGCGATTCATCCTTCGTCCGCACTGGCGGCAGGATTATTCCGCGCTCACTCGACAGGCGCTATGAGACTAATCGCGTTTGCCGGATTTCTGTTTTGCCGCGTTTGGCACAGGCGTCATTTCAAGCCGCGCCCGCTGATGCGCGGGCCGCGTGAAGTTCGTTGGATTTTTGAATGCGAAAAGTGTGCTCGACGATCGCGCTTAACCGACAAGTGAAATAGCACGCGGTGATCACTTGCTCCGGAGTGGCGGATCGTGTTCTGGAAGGTCTCCACTGTCGCTGTCATTCTCGGAAGCCCCATTTGGATCGGGCTGGTGTACGACGTTTGCGCCGGCGTCTTCGGCGGCAATGAGGCCACGATCTCGCGCGAATGCCTGAATGTGTCTCTTCGCTACTGGCAATTCGCGTTGTCGATGTCGATGCTGTTCGGCACGTTGCACGGCCATTTGTTCTGGCCGGTTCGAGGCGTGGGCGTCGAACGGGAGGAAATCGTCGCCGCCGTATGCATCATCGGGCCGCCGTTCCTTGTCGTCGCCTACGGGCTGATTCGCAATCTGGTTCAGCCAGGCGTTGGCACGTCGCACGTTCACGCCGGTATGATTGGCGTTCTCGGGTCGCCGCCGGCCCTGATGGTCGCAGGGTTCGTGATGGGGATGGAGCTCGGTCACCGTTTTCTTCCTCAACACATTTGATGGAGTGTTCATGAGCCTGTTTCTTCTTGCCTTGCTTCTTTCGGCCGATCCAGCGCCCGCGCCCAAGCCGGCGGCTCCGGCGGCGACCATTTACGACATGATCAAAGCGCTTAATGAGATTCACGGTCAGCAAGCCCAACTCGACGCCAAGGAGAAGGCGCTCCAAGAGCAGATCAAGGCGGAAAATAAAAAGCTCAAAGAGGCCGAGGACTCTGCCGGCGTGAAGCCCGAAGATCCGTCGCCGGCCCCGCCGGCTCCGCCAGCGCCGCCCGTTCCGACTCCGGCAGCCGATCCATTTGCGGGCGACCTGGTCAAGCTCTTCGCCAGCGATGCCGACGCCGCCAACAAAAAGGTTCAGGCGGCGGCTCTGTCCTCGCTCTACCAGACGGCGGCCAAGGATGTGAAGGACGGATCGATGACGCTGGCGGCCGTCAAAGCCGAGATCGCGGCGATTGTCGCCAACAATCAGTACCTCGGCCCCAAGTCGCTCAAGGGCGTTCGCGATCGCGTGCATGACGAGATTGCCAGCGCCAAGGATGACCGGACGAAGATTGCCGACATCTACTCGCGGGCCGCCTCGGCGCTCGACGGCCTCTCGAAGTAATTACACCAAGACCAAATCGTTTTCGAATCGTGAGGGAGATTCATGGCCGATCCGACGCCGCAACCGACTCCGATCCCAGCCCCAACTCCGGCAGCTTTGCCTTGGTACAAGCAGCCTTGGTTCACTCACGTGATCGCGGCGATGCTGCCGACGCTTGTCGGCTTGCTCGTTTGGGCTGCCGGCGGCTTCAAGGGCCAGCCCCAACCAGCGCCGATTCCAATTCCCGATCCGGTTCCCGAGTGGCCGACTCGCGGCTACGGCATGGGCTGGAGGCCGGACGAAGCGGCTCGCGAGGCATTCGTCTCGACGTTGAAATATCCGCGCTTCGCCGCGACGCCCGCCGGCCAGGCTGATGTTCCCGATACCGATGTGTTCATGTGGAATTATGTCCGCCAGGCGTGGAGCAAATACTCCGGGCCGGCCAAGACGAGCGCTCCCTATCCGAACGTCGACCAGGCGGACACCGGCATTTGCTGCGGCTGTGGGACCAAGCACGCGGAAGACGCGCTCACGGCCGTCTTGCAGGAAGCCAAGGGGGCGCTGACTGATTGGGAGCCGATCGCCGTCGAATCGGTCTACGCCGAGTCGCGGGTCAATATCGGTCACAATCAGTTGCAGGGTGAGGACGGCAGCAATGGGAGTTGGGTCGCGCAGGCGGCCCGCGACTACGGCAACCTTCTCATGCGGCCATATCCGAGCATCGACCTTTCTCGCTTTGATCCGCACCGCGTCCAGGAATGGGGCGACAGCGGCGTTCCGGCGAGCTTGCAATCCGAGGCGAAGAAACACGTCGTGCAACATATCAGCCAGGTGCATTCCTGGGATGATTGCCGCAAAGCGATCGCGCAGGGTTACACGCTGATCATGGCAACGAACACCGGTTTCAATAAGCCCGGCACGCGCCGCAACCAGGTCAACCCCGGCACACGCGACAAGGATGGCTTCATTGCTCCGAACGGCGTCTGGCCGCATTGCATGGCCGGCATCGGCATGGTAGGCGGCTCGCGTCCCGGATTGTTCATTCTGAATTCATGGGGCGACAAGGCTCACGGCGGCCCGGTCGGGAAGGGCAATCCGCCGATCGCCGGTTTCTACGTCGATGCTCGCGTTGTCGATCAGATGTGCAAACAGCGCGGCAGCGAGTGCTATGCCCTGTCGGGCTTCGACGGCTTCCCGGCTCAGCAGATCGACTGGCCGACGCTGAACCGCCGGCAGCAACAAGCCAACTTGTTCGCTGTCTTCTCGCTCTCTCCATGAGGGATGGACATGTTGCTGGACGACCAGTTTACGAACGACTCTGGCGAGGTCGCGTTTTACTATGCGTGCGAGGATTTCACCTTAGGAAAGGTGCGGAAAATTTGCCAGCAAGAGAATCGTCATCCTCGGTTCAAGGGATTCTTCGCGTCGCACTATCGCGGCCTCGGCGGCTGTTTTGAAGTGATCTTCCGACGGAAGCCGTGATCTGACGATCATGGAAGTTCGAGCGGTTTCTTTCCTGATGGAGTAACGCATGAAGGGACGATTTTTCTTGCCGCTGGCAGCCCTGGCCGCCGGCATCTTTCTTTTGCCGGCCAGCGCCGACGATGCCGCGACGAAAGCCAAGGCGTCGGTATCGGTTCAGTTCGAGCTGGCGAAGATCAAAGCGAGCCCATCGATCCGATCGTTCAGCGAACACCTGACCTACGAGCAGGCGGTCGGTGAATCGAGGGCGTCGCATCGCCCGGTGTTCGTGTCGGTCGGTTTGCAATGCAAGTCGGTTTGCGGCAAACTGCGTCCGGAGTTGATCACTTGCCATGAAGACGAACTCGGCGGCGACAAGACGCCGCGAGCGATCTTGATGTGCCCGACTTCCGAGGGGACGCTTTGGCGTGTGCAGCAATGGTCCACGTTGCCGAGCCCGGCCGCGATCCGCTCGGCGATTGAGACCTGGCTGAAGGCGCAGGATGAAGCTCGCCGGGCTCACCCGGAGCTTAGCGTCAGCGACGAGCTTCTCGAATCGCTCGTGCTCGGCATGACGGCGCTGGATGCCGGCGACTGGGTTCCCGGTCCGTGCCCCGGCGGCTTTTGTCCCAATTGTCCAACCGGCCGCTGTCAGAACACGCAGTCAATCAGCGCCGAGGCGAACGGCCAGCAAGCTTCGGATGTGGTGAGCTATTCGTATTCGGCCAATCCGGAATACGTCGAGGCGGCGGTTACTGCTCGCTTCCCTCGGTTGGCCGCGATTCGAAACCGATTCCACGGCCGGCGCGGCTTCGCCCCGCGCTTGAGCGGCCGCTTCTTCACTTACACCGAGGCAGCGCCGACGGTCATTCAGCCGGCGGCCGAGGTCGTGAGCGTGGGCGACGTGGCGACTGCCCGCGCGGCTCGCGGGATCTTCAGCGACCATCCGCTTTACGATCATTTCATCACGAATCACGTCGTCGTGCCGGCGCTGAATAAGCAGCTGGCCACTGGCGGACTGACGGCAGACCAGCAAGCGCAGATCAAGGCGACGCTTGGCAATCACCGTGCCTTGAGCGCCTTGACGCAATTGGTCCTGGCTCGCGCGGAAGCGTCTCCGCACGCCGCCTCTCTGACGGATTCGAGCGCCGCGATCGGCCGACTCCAGCCGGGCACGATCCAGAACTTCCTGAACTGGATTGTTCAGAACTGGCCCGCGATCTTCGCGGACGTTACCGAACTTCTGAAACTGCTCGGCGTGATCCATTGATCTTTGGATAGCATTAACGACGCGCCGATTGACGGCCGTCATTCCAACCAACTGAGTCCAAGGAAGGTAGCACTGATGCCGCATTACAAGGATGGCAGCGAAGCCAAGGTTGGCGATCGCTGCCGCTTCAAAACGACCCAGCAAAAGCGCGATGGCTCCGGATTCGCTGACACCATGCGCGAAGCCGTGATCTTCCGCATCATTCCGGGCGCTTCATCGTGCAACGCGCTCGTGGCTTTCCCGCATATCGAATCGGACGGCGAAGAAGGCAACCGGTCGCATGTCGTGAAGATGACGACGAGCTATGTGACGCTCGGCGAATGCGAATACGCCGGACCGTGAATCGAGTCTGAGACATTGGTCGCAAACCCCCTTTGCGCCGGCCGCCGCCAGGACATCCAACTGGCGGCGGCCTTCATTTGTTGAAATCGAGATCGAGCGCTACGCAAAGCGCTACGTATGGCGGCTTGTTTTCACCTGTTCAACAGTGCATCGCCGGCAATTCGATCACGCCGAGGCCCATGAATCATGGTGTTTCCAAGTCGCTTCAACATCAATTAAACCAATAGGCGCACTGGAAATGCTGTGTGGGGGTCAAACCTCACCGGGGGTTCGAATCCCCCCCTCTCCGCT